TCTCTATACCTGATCCTCTTTCTAATATAGGAAAGCCAAAATCTTTTGATCTCCAGAATGACGAAGATTTAGAAGAAGTAACTTACGAAGAATATATAGATCGTCCCTTTTTCGAAAACATTACTAATTTAAGATATGTTTTAGTTGATCCAGGATTAAGCGTACCTGATATACAAAAAGCTAAATATGTTGTTCATAGATTATATTTAACATATAAAGATTTAGAGAAACTAAAAGAAACTCCTGGATATAATATTCCTTCCCAACAAGAAGTTATAAGTTGGTTTGTTCCTCCAATTGAGCAGCCTGAAATGGCTGGTAATGAAGTTACTGCTAGAAATCCGTTATATGATGCTAGATCAGAGCCAAGATATATTCCAACTACCGCAGATATACTAAATCAACCTTTAGAAGTTTTGGAGCGTTGGGATAATGAGACTGTTACAGTAGTTATTCAAAAGAAATTAGTCATATGTAATCAGAAAAACCCTTATGGTAAGATTCCGTTTTTATCTGTTGGATGGTGGGATGTTCCAGAAGCTTTTTGGAGTATGGGTCTTGCCAAAGCACAACCGTTAGATGCTAAGATTCTTACTCCTTCTGGCTGGAAATTGATGGGTGATATGTCTGTTGGAGATGAAGTAATTGGTTCCGATGGTAAACCTCATAAGGTTACTGGTGTGTTTCCTCAAGGTGAAAAAGAAGTATTTAAAGTAACTTTTACTGATGGGTCTAGTACAGAATGTACCGATGAACACTTGTGGGAAGTTCAGACTCCTGCTGGTAAATATAATGGATGGAAATCTAAAGTAGTTGAATTACAAAGTATTAAAAATAAACTTGTTGATGCCTATGGCAACTCTAGGTTTTTTATTCCGGTTGTTGAACCGGTACAGTTTAAAGAACAGAGTCAACCGTTAGACCCGTATATTATAGGTGCGCTACTTGGTGATGGAACTATAAAATATGAAACTCCTTGTATAAGTAGTGCTGATAAAGAACTGTTAAATATTTTTTCTTCTAAACTTCCTAAAAATATGGAATTAAAGTATAGCGGAAACTATGATTATAGAATAATATCTAATAATCAAACTAATACTATACGTAGAGAATTAACACAATTAGGTCTGTGGGGAAAAGGTTCTGAAGATAAGTTTATACCCGATGTATATAAGTTTGGGTCGATAGATCAAAGAAAAGAAGTATTAGCAGGACTATTAGATACAGATGGTAGCTGTTCTGACGGAACAACTCAGTATACAAGTGTGTCTAAACAGCTTTGCGATGACGTTCGATTCTTAGTCGAATCTCTTGGTGGACAGGCTACTGAATATAACTATATTCCTAAATATGAATACAACGGTGAAAAATTAGAGGGTCGAAGAGCGTATAAATTAACTATTGCTTTTAATAGTTTTAATCCATTTAAATTGACGAGAAAGAAAGATTTATTTAAACCAAGAACTAAATACCCTGTTTCTAGAGGAATTTCGTTTGTAGAATTAGTCGGGATAAAATCTTGCCAGTGTATTATGGTTGATGTCGAAAACCATTTATATGTAACAGATAGGTTTATAATTACCCACAATACTGTTGGCGCTGAACAGCGTCTTCAAAAAGGTATTACTGATACTTGGTTAGATAACGCATCTATTAATCTTTCCGGAACATATGTAAGAGTTCTTGGTAAAGGTCAGCAGTCTCAAAGTATTCGCATGTCTCCTGGTAAAATAGTAAACATCGAGGCAGATGGAAAATTTGAACCGTTGAAAAGACTCGATCCAGTTCCTGAAGCGTCTCAACATATAACAATGTCTCAAGCTAGAGTAGAACTTACTAGCGGAGCAAATGAAGTAACTGCCCAAGGTATAGCGGGTAACGCCGCACATTCTAATATGGCTAGATCAGCTAGCGGCGCTAATTTACTCGGAGCCGGTGCAGACTCTAGACCACAAGATTTTGTAGAGAAGTTCGTTACTAATGTGTTTATTCCTTTTCTATACAGAGTTCATGAAATGAATAGAGCTTTGTTACCAAAAGAAACTATACATTATATACTTGATGAAGAATTAGAACATGAATATTTCTCTCAAGGCGGAGATTTAATAGAACTTCTTAATGCAGGTGTTAAGTTCTCGGTGCTGGCTGGAAGTAAGATGCAAGCTAGAAAACAAATGGCTTCTACTCTTCCGATTATAACTCAGTTACTGACAAACGACCCAACATTACAGCATTTAGCAATGCAAAACAAGAAAGTTGATTTTAACGCATTATTCGCCAGTATGTTAGAAGTCTCTGGTTGGAAGACAAAATCTGACTGGATACTCGATATGACTCCTGAAGAAAAGCAAAGAGCGCAAGCTAATACTCCCGCTGCTCAGGCACAAGCTAAAGGTCAGATGATGGCGCAACAAGAGCAAGTTAGACACAACAATAAACTTGATTTGATACAATCTGAAAACGAAGCTAGAGCGGGTAGAGAAGTATTAAGACATGCTCTTATAGTTTCAGAAACACCAGAAACATTAGGCGGGAACCCTAATACACAAGGATTCGGTAGCTAATGAGTGATACAAGTTATTTAGAAAAAATATTTGAAATAGTAGAGTTATCCCGGTTTAAAGAAGCACAACTTAATTCTGATCTTTTTACCGGGGTGACCGATGAAGAGAAGCAGTTAGCGTATAAATGGCATAGTGGAAGAGAACTATTATCTGTTGTCAATTCTTCTGGATACGCTATAATTATAGAAAAACTTCGCAAGTATATGGAAGAAGATGCTATAGTATTGTTTAGCACAGAGCCAACTGGCAATAAAGATGAAGTAGCCGCCAGACATGCCGTAGCATACGCCAGCGCAAATATTTTTAAAAGATTAAACGCTGAAATACAGTCTGATATAGAAGCCTCAAGAACTGTACCTAATATAGTAAAAGAAGGATATCAAATTACTAAAGGTGTTCCTGCTGGCCCTGAATAATACCGCGAAAGGGTATATGACAGATAAAGAATTACTAAAACGACAGTGTCAGTTAGTAGAAATTGAACGAAAACAAAGTATAAAAATCTTGCAAGATGCTTGCCCACATTTAGCGGGTTCTTTATCAAAAATATATCCTGCATTTAAAGAAGCTGATACTTGTATAGTGTGGCACAAACTTAATACCGGAGTTTGGATTGGTATTTGCCAAGAGTGCTATAGACAGTTTTGGCCGGAAGATTCTGACTATAAATATTGGTTCAATAAAGTAAGTTATAGCACACGATCAGAATCTGGACAGGTGATTTCTATTACAGAAGAAGAATGGAATTCTAAAGAAGTACAGAAAGAAATAGCGAGTCAATTTAACGATCTTAATAGTGATTATAATTTTGATATAAATTTTAACACATGTTTTTAACGTCCAGAATGGACGAATTCACCGCATCGGGTCGGATTACCCGCATGGAGAATGTTATGCCAAATATGCAAGAAGTCGATCCTTTTCTGGATGACAGTATGGGTGTTCCTTTAGATACTAGAACAGGTCCGCAACATATAGCAGACCTTACTAAGATAGCTGAAGAGCATCCGGAATTAGTACCAAACGTAGACCCTGTAATAGAACCTGCTCCGGTTCATGAACCGATAGTAGAACCTATATTACCTATCGAAGAAGATAAACCTGAAATCTATGATGTAGATGGCGGGCAAGTTATAATCGAGAAAACTAGTACTGGTTGGAAGGGTACTCTTAAGGGTAAACGAACAGAAGTTTTCAAAGGTAAAAACAAAAACGAATTGCTAGCCAACGTTTTGGCTGGAAAATTACAAGCAAGTAAGCAGATTGATAATCTGAATAAAGAACTGAAGTTGGGTAGAGTAACTGCCGCACCAGAACCTGCCCCTGTGCGAACTCCAGCTTTTCAGAAGAAAACTCTTACCGCCGATGATATTTTCCAGATTAAAACTGCTTTAGCCGATAACCCCGATCTCGCATTAGAAACGTGGTTTCAGAAGAAGTATGGAAAGTCATTTGAACAGTTAACAGCCTTGTTAGAAAGAGTCAGTGAAGACTCTCAAAAAGGAGTTGAGGCTAGCGAAGAATTAACAGTTGAAGGAGTATCTAAGGCATTCTTAGCTGCGAATCCTGATTACATTCCAAATAACCCCAATTCTTCAAATATGTGGTATTGGTTGTGTGTACATAAACTACGTAGACAACCTACCATTAATGATAATTTTGGAACTATTTCCGCAGAATTAGTAAAAAAGAATTTATACACAGTAGAAAATTTAACTGAAGCGTTTGAAGACTTAAAAGAAGCGGGATTGCTTGAACTAGAGTCTGAAGATGAACCAGTACAAGATATACCAGCGCCAGCGCCTCCTGCGCCCGCGCCACCGCAGGTAATTCCTGCTACTCCTCCAAATCCGCGTATTGCGAATGTTAAGAGAGAAGTGAGAGGCGGCTTAGGTATCCGTCCGGGTAGTATACAAACTGCTCCTCCGGAACTAGATGTAGAACGAGCGCCCTCAGCCGACGAGTTAGAGAACATGTCCGATCAGCAACTTGCTGAGTTAAAAGCAGCTACTGACCGATATAGAATACAGCAAAAGTATGGTTCTTCTCGGCGTTAAAAGATAAATAATAGGACTCTATATGAGTTTTACACCAGCAAGTATTGTAACATCGGGAGCACTTCCCAATTTAAACGCCATTTACTATGAGCGTCAAAGTATTCCAAACCTGAAGGCGCAGACGCCTTTTTTGAGCATGACTAAGCAGAAACCTATTCCGCTTCGTTCAGGAAACCAGATTCAGTTTTTCACATACGCATTGTTTAGTGGTAACACTCAGCAATCTGCAGAAGGCGTGGTCGGCAGTCCGATCACTGAGAGTTCGACTAAGATAGTTGCAACTATGGGTCAGTATTCAGACTATATTAATAGCTCTGATCTGGCGATGGATGTAGCTATTGATGATCCGAGTCTGTTGCAGAACCTTGCGACAGAGTTGAATTATCGTCTGGCTCTTACTCTTAATAGCTTGGTTCAGATTACGGCAGATAGCGCAGTAACTACAGATGCTTCTGTTAATATTCAGTTGGCAAATGGAAGTTTCTTAACCGCTAATAACCTTCGTACCGCTAGTCAGCAATTGGCGGGCGTTAATGCAAGACCGTTAACTACTGACGGTTACTATGGTGGAATTATACATCCGTTTGTGGTTCACGATCTGTTAAACGATACATCGTTTAATGGTCTGACTGATATAATCAAGCGTGGCTCGGATGCTCAAAAGTTGTTCGCTCCTCTACAAAATGAACAGGTAATTGAGTTCGCCGGTATTAAATTTAAGCAAACTACAACTGCTCCTACGACAACTATATCTGGAAATACTTACTATCAGACATATATCTTCGCTGATGATGCTCTGTTTAGTGTATTCCTTGGTAAGAATCCTGAAAGCGGAGATAAGAACTATCGTCTCTTAATTCAAGAAGCTCCTTCTCAAGGTTCAGTTTCCGATCCTGCTCGTCAAATTGGCGGATGGGTTAGTTATAACGTTAAATATACTAATACGCTTCGTCCTGGTTCTACAATGACATTGCGTAGATTACAGAGCGAAACAAGCTCAAGCTAAACAAACTAAGGAGGGAGAGCCTATCTCTCCCTCCGTTATACGGATAAAAATGATTAGAGATGCATTAGGAAATATAATAGAAAAAGGTAGCGTAGTGGCCTATTCTCTAGGAACTGGAAACATGGCGCTTGCAAAAGTAGATCATGTTCCGGCAGGAATAATAGGAGAGCCTCCTTTTGTTCTTATAAATATTAATCAAATTCCTATTCCAGTTCAGAATGGATTGGCCGGTGGAATTCTTTTGGTGTCTAAACCAGAAGAACCTAAACTTATAGAAGAGTAATTCCGGAAAATGGAAAATTTTACTATAACTCGTATACCTATTTATGATCGTAAAGGTAAACAAGTGGGGATTGATGAGATACGCACTTATATAAATCCTCCTCCCGAAGTGCCTATATGTGATGGATTTTACAGAGTAGTATGTAATTGTGGGCAAATTCATGAAAATATATCTGCTGATGTTTATAGCAAATGGCCTACTAGCACTTTAGAAAAATGTAGTTGTTCGTAAGGAAAATATGGCAATATCTCAAATAACAGTCGGAAGTCCAACTGGACAACTTCAATTTACTGATACAGTTATGGGTTCTACTGTTGACGGTGTAAAAGCTAGTTCTGCTTTAGTGTATAGCGTGTTCGTAGATAATACTGCTAACGGTGGCGCGGCATCGTATGTAAAACTATATAATCTCGCTTCTGGCGGTGTTACGGTAGGTACTACTGTACCAGATGAAGTCATATACACTCCTGCCGGGCAGCAAATAGAGGTTTTTCTATTTACTAAATCCGCCCCCGGTAAAACTTTTGGAACTGCTTTAAGCGCGGCCTGTGTAACAGCAGGAGGCACCGCAGGTGTAACCGCCCCTAGTAACCCCGTAATTGTCACCATTAACTACGTATAAGGTATGTATGAATCCTAATGATAAACAAGGCAAAGAAGATAGAACTAACGCTGAAATAAGCTTTTCTAGTCTAACTAACGAAGTTTTACGAGACATCGCTCGTAACGAATCTAACTCTAAAGAATGGCGAAAAGCAGCCGTTAAGTTTTTAATTTCTCGAAATCATCCGTATAGTAATTTAGGATATCTTATGAGTCTTCGGGCTGAGATAGAAGATGAAAAGAAAGCTGAAAATGATATACAAGATATAGTAGAAACTGTTACGGAGGAGCCTTTGAAAACTAAGGATGAACTTAGGATTATAGAATTAGAAGCAGAGATAGAAAGATTAAAAAGTATAACTCCTAAGTTTGGAAGTTCTTTTAAAAGTATCACAAAAGAAGAAGAGCCTAGTTTATTAGAAAATAATACCGTGTAGTGGAGGATACATGCAGCCTCAAATTTGTTTATATGTAGCCAGACACGGTAGAACTGTTTTAAACGAACAGAATATTTTTAGAGGAAATTTAGATCCTCCGCTAGATAAAAACGGTTTTAGAGATGCTAATGAATTAGCTTATTATTTTAATCCTATTGAGTTATCTTTTATAGTTTCTTCTGAGAAACAAAGAGCGTTAATTACTGCGGATATAATATATCTTTCTAAAAAAACAAACTTAGAAGAAAATATAGAGTTTCTTAAACCTATTTCAAATGGTCTTTTAGCGCCGTGGAATATAGGGGATTTTGGTGGAAAGCCAAAAGATAAAGAAAACATTGCTAAACTTCAAAAATATGTAGATAATCCTATGCTAACAGTTCCTGGAGGAAGTTCTCTTGAAGAATTTAGATCGAGAATTCGTCCACTATTTTATGAAGCTGTTGAGGTCGGAAATAGTTTAGGAGTTCCAGGTTTACTCGTAGTTCACAGTTCTTTAATCCATGAAGTAGGGGAAGCATTCGGAAGTAAAGATGCTCACGTAAAACCAGGAGGAGTTATAGCAGTTTATATTACGGATAGTGGGCTATCAGTTCAGCCTATCTTTAAGCCAGACAAAAAAGCCACTACACAAAATGTTTTAGGAACTGGTAAGCAATCCAGTTTAAATAGTTAAATAAAAGGAATTATAATGAATGCTAATACAATAGTAGGTTATTTTGGCGGAACTAAGACTAATCAAATAGGTCTGCAAACTTTAGCCTCGACAACTGAAACTGAATTTAGAGTTAATACTGATAATGGTACTGGCGCTATTGCCGTACTAACTTTACCCCAAGGTACTGAAATTTTGGGATCGTCTAATCCTCTTAATCCGTGCGCCAATGCAGCTATTATAGGCTTAGACAGAGGAAGTCAGTTTGGCAGAGGATTGGGAGAAAACGCCCCGTATTTTTGTAATACTTCGTGGGACATGGGTAAGTTTGGAACTACCTTCAGACTACGTTTAGATGGCTTTGGAACTGCCGTAGCTAACGCAGGTAATACCATACTATTTAAAATATATTCTGGATCGAGTAAGGGTGGTACGGTTATAGCCACTCATACTGCCGTTGCAACTGCATCTGCAGCTAGTTTAAATTTTGTATTTGAAGTTGATCTACAGTGGGATTCTACACAACAGGTTCTTGTCGGAAACCAAAGATGGAGAATAGCTTATAACGGTACTCAGCCTACCAATGGTTTTGGTGCCGGTGCCATTTTAACAAACGCTGCCTCCGTTACATCCGTAGCTGGATTAACATTTTGTGCTACAGCTACGTGGGGTAATGCCGTTGGCGGAACTATTCAGGTTAACGAATTTGTTATAGAAAACGTATAATATTATTTATATTCCGCGAAAGGGAGTATGCACGATACACAAGATGTAAGAAATAGTATTGATAGAGAACTCGCGGAAAGCCCTGAACTGCTCGGCAAAGAATGTGTGTGCTGTATCAGGGCTTTACGATATAATCATTTTAGAAAAGATAGTAGTTTCAGAGATGGTAGGAGTGATAGATGTACCGAGTGCGAAAGTGCTCCTGCACTATCTACTAGAGAGCACGTAGATGCTCTTAATGAAAAAAATTTTATAGCTGCCGGTCGTCAAAGATGGGCGCACCAGTTAGACTACATGAACGATGAAGCTAGAATGGGTCACTGGATGGATCATGTAGAGCTAGTTCGCAGGCTAGACTGGATATGTAAAGATTTATTATTTATTCCCGGTAATTTTAAAGGTGACCTATCATTATATAAAATATACGGTAGAAAACAGCCGGAGTTAGATAATAGAGATTTTTCTTACTTAATGTACGTACCTACAGATTATACTATGCCAGAAGCATCGTTAATCGAATTTAACAATATGTTAGTTCCCGTTAGAGAGAAGAAAAGAGGATGGCGTACCGTTCTTCTTAGACTTATAAAAAGTAGAATCATAACGGAAGATGATTGTAAATGGGCTTTTGGAGAGCCAACTCCGGGAGCAGATATTGTTTGGAGTCGAGAACTCTGGCAATGGAGAAATGGCAAAAAGATTTAGTACTTAAATTCCGCTAACAGATCGGATTATCTGTAAGGAGCATTTGAATGTCAGAAGAAAAAGATATACTAGGCGGGGAAAAACGTAGACCGGGTCGCCCACCTGCACAAAAAATTGCTATAGAAGAGTCTACAGATTATAATACTCAAGGTACAGGAGATTTACAGCCGTTATATAACTCTGAAGAGTTTGTAACTATTAGTAAATCGGAATTAGCAGAACTTAAAGGTATTTTAGAATTTGTTAAAACAAATCAAATTGGAGTTAAAACTCCTTCTCAAGAAGCTGTATCTACGGTCGATTTAATTTCTCAGTTTACTCAAGCTTTAAAAGATGTTCGTAAGCCGTATAAATCAGAAGCTGATCTAGAAAATGAGCGTAGGCAGAGAGAGCAATCTCGAATACAAGAAGAAACTAAACGGCTAAATATTATAAATGGCCAAGCTAATTGTTCTCATATGGCGGGTAATTATCCAGGAAGTAGAGAAAGTAATGATTCTGCTATTATATGGCATGAAGTTCATTCTCATTTTTGGATTGGAATATGTACTGCTTGTAATAGACAGTTTTGGCCAAATGACCCAGATTACAGATTCTGGAGAAGCAAGAGAAGTTATAACACCGCTTCTGAATCTGGAGATCGAATGGTAAGCGCTCAAGCCGTAGAAGAGTGGGCTAGAAAAGAACATCCAGAGCCTTTTGGCCGATCTGCTGGATTTGAACTAGTTGTAGAGAAGCCTTCTTTCGCTCGTAGAGCATAATTCCGGAAAATGGAAAGGCGTTATGGCCGCATTAAATACTTTGCTTAGAGTTACAAAGGTAACCGAAAACATAATCCGTAACGCCCCTCTGACCGGAATTGGTGGTAATCCTCTGGAACCTGCTTTATCTATCGGAGATTGGGTTCGTCAATTTTGTTTACAACCGCCTTTTGCGTGGAGATGGAATAGAGCAGTAGTTTCTTTTCCTACTTTAAACGACGGAACACAAGATTATCCGCAAAACCTCCCTAATTTTGGATGGTTAGAATCTTCTACAGTAAATAATGGAACAACTATATATACTGCAGAAACCGTATTAAGTCTTGGAGAAGATAGTTCAGGAAGTAGGCCAAGATTTGTTTCAGCTAGATTAGATGATGACGCCGGAAATATAACTTTTAGAGTACACCCTAGTCCTGATGCTGTGTACACTATAATATCTACATACCAAAAAGCTTGCCCTACTTTTTCAAGTTTATCGGATACATGGGCACCTCTGCCTGATTATATGTATAACATATACGCACAGGGATTTTTAGCAAAAGCATATGAATACATAGATGATACTAGGGCTATACCGGCATATCAATTATTTTTAAGATCGTTATTATCAGTAAGTGAAGGATTGTCAGAAAGCCAAAAAAGAGCTTTTGCATCTGATTTTCTTAATAGTACCCGCCAAGAGCAGTCAGTAAGTTTATCAGGCCAGCTTGGAAAACAAGCTAGAAGTGGATTATAATGCCGTTAACGATAAGTGATTATATAGATCAAATACGAGCGTATCCGCAAGTAGTTCCTATATTAACTACTTCTCCTGGGACTGAACCGGCGTTATCAATTGCTAACGATACTATTCAGATGATGCTTTCTCAGACTTTACCTTGGAAGTTTAACAGAGCGGCTGCTTCTCCTTTTTTAACTGTAGCTTTACAACAAGATTATATAACATCTATCACTGATCTAGCTTGGGTAGAACAAGGCTGGAGAATAGATATTAATAATACAGCAATCCCTAAACCTATATATTCGTTAGAAATGGTTAGAGATTTGCAACAGGTATCTTGGCAACAAGTTCCGTTCCAAGTATCGTGGATACCGAATAACCTCGCCATATACGGGACATGGCAAGCCAATACAAGTTATCCAACCGGATTAGGTGCTGCAGCTACACCTACTTCTCCTATTCAGCAGTTTATAGACGTTAACGGTAATTTTCTTTTTGTAAGTGTAAATGGAACAAGTGATAACGTTCAACCACTTTTACCGGCTAATTCTCCCGCAGGAACCACTATTGTAGACGGAACAGTAACGTGGAAAGTTGCTGATCCTAATGGTATTGCTTTTAGATTAGCTCCGTTACCTGCAATATCTGGAATAGTGTGGCAGATAAAACCATACTATCAAAAGAAACCGCCAATTAAAACAAAGTTGTCTAATACAATATCTCCAATTCCAGATGAATTTGGATATTTATTTAGACAGGGTTTATTAGCAATGTGTTTAAAACATGCGGGTAATCGAACTGCGCAAAATGAAATAGAGAGATGGAAAGAAGATTTATTTACTGCTCTTAAAGGATCAGATAGAGAAAGAGATCAAACTTCTCTTATTCCCGCCGATGGTTTAGTAACGGGTGGTATGGGAACATACGGTGGCGGATTACCTATCGGCCCTGCCTATCCATATTTTCCGACAACTTTTTAGTAGGATATATGTTCGCAGATTCTCCAACTTCAAATGAAATTATATACGCATCTGTTGTAGCGTTGGCGTGGGCGCTAAGAGAAACTTTAACGCTATTAAAAAATAAAAGAAAATCATTAGCCGATATAAGTACAGGTGAGACGCTTCCTTCATATTGGGAAAAGCAATTTGAAGATACAAGACGTTTAATATCTGATTCTAAATCAGAGCAAATAAATGCTATGAGAGATTTAACTAATGCCCTTAATATACTAACTGTATCTATACTAAAAGGAAGTAAATAGTGAAAAATGTTTCCGGGACGTGGCAATACGCAGATGGAACTGCTGCAATAGGGGCTAAAGTGTGGTTTAAGCTGCCTCAGGATGCGGTTGCTATAGGATCGGCACAGATTGCCCCACAATTAGTTTTCACTACTTTAGATAACACGGGAAGCATACCCGCTAATTATAAACTATGGTTTTCGGATGAATTATCTCCTGGAAATCTTACATACACTATAAGTGTAGTTGCTCCGGGTGGCGGGTTAATATGGGGAGCTGAATCAGTATTAATAACAGGAAATAGTTTTAATCTTAATACTGCAGTTCCTACAACATTAAGTATATTATTAAGTAATCCAGTTCTTCAAAATCCTTTATCTAGTCAAAGTATAAGTGTAGGAAATTTATCTATATTAAATGGTAGCTTTTTAGCTCCTAGCGGAACTGCTACTAATCCTTCTTTTGGATTTATCGGTGAAACAAACACCGGAATGTATAAGCAAGCAACCGACACTATAGGATTTACTACTTTAGGTGCGTTAGCTTTTGTTATAGAAACAACAGATGTCAGAGTTATAAACTCTTCTGGAGCGGGATATAAGTGGGGATTCGGTGCTTCTCTTGATGGAGCATTAGTTAGAGTAGGTGCGGCATCTTTTGCACTAGGTACAGGTGTAGGAACAGATGCTAGTGGTAAACTTGCGCTAGCTAAACTTAACAATGGCGGCGATCTTTCTCTTCCGACATCTACTGATACTTTAATAGGCAGAGCTACTACAGATAGTCTTTTGAATAAGAACTTTACGGGCGCTACTACAGGAAATACAATATTAGTACTGAACGCACAAGGTTCAGTAGGGCCGTTAACTGGAAATTCTTCTGCTCAAGTCATATATACATATACTTTACCGGCTAATACTATAGATACTAATTCAAAAGGTATAAATATACGAGCAGCTTTAGTTCATGCTAGTGGCACAGCTAATACAACTTTGGCTTTATTTGTTAACGGTGTACAAGTAGTTACTGGAGTTAGTGGAACAACCGCTAGCCAATCAATATCTTTGGAATCAGAAGTATTAAGAACCGGAGCAACTACAGCAGGTTCTTGGGGCGTTGCTCCGGGTGTTGGTAGTATACTTAATTCATTTTCAGTAGCAGTTACTGGTCTTAATTGGGCTGCTAATCAAACAGTTACTTGCACATTTAACGTAGCCAATACAGATACTTGGACAGGTATAATGTTTATAGTTAAGCAAATACAATAATTAATATGGTTGTCTAATCATTATATATGTACTAGGGAGAACTACATTATCACCTTTATTAAAAGGAGCGATTCGTACTATTCCCAATCCAGGAGCATAATCCCATAACTCCCAAGCACACCCAATTCCGCCCGCTGGCGGGGTTCCGTCGCAGTTTTCCATCTGATTAGTTGTGAATACAGGACCAGAATATACATTAGGAATCACAAGATTTCCTCCTGCATAATTAAAAACTACCCATCTAATAGGCCCGTTTGGAGAACCTGATGCAATAGAGTTAAAAGTTAAATTATTCAATTTACTCCAAAAAAGATAACTCGTTTGAGTAGTATGTACGGTAAGATTCGTTGGTTCAGACGGAGTAAGAATTAAATATCCTTGTTGAATCCCTGAAGGGTTAATAGATACGTTTATAGTTTCGATTAAAGGTAACCCTGGCGCCCATGTAGGCCCGACAGGAAAATTAACTAATGATGCAATTGAAATCCAGCTTCCTATGTCAGCCGTCATTCCATTTGCTTGATCTATAGCATCAACTTTATGCATTACAAATCGCAGTCCTGCTCCACATGCACCGGCACCCCAGTAACCATCAAGTTCAGGATGTCCGTTAGCGCAATTAGCAGTAGATTTTAAATATCTTACTACAACATTTACCCCTCCAAATCCAGCTATAACAGATTGCGGAGGAGGTTCAAGTATTATCCACAGCTCGTTTGCAGGAGAATGTCCGTCTTTAAAATGCCAAACATTTCCTATCATATTTTCATTAAAAACTTGGTCAGCAGTCATTACTTGAGAATAGCTATATAGTGATACAAACAATAAAAAAATACCTAATAATTTTTTAAACATTTTATCCTTTGGAATTAAAACTAACATCTACAACATTTTGCTGAAAGTATCAGCGTTTTATTTGATTAACTACACTTGAAAGATATCTATGAACGCTACGGAAAAAACATGGACTCTAGCTAACACAAGAATCGGTACGCTAGTATCAGTTCTTACTATACTTACAATTTTATTTAGCGCCGTCATATGGGTAGATAATGTCGGAACTAGGGCAGATAAAGCTCTGGAGAAAGCAAACAGTGTTGAGCAGGAACTAGCTCGACAGCGGGAAGAGATAATTCCTCGACTTGAGAGGATTGAAAATTATCTGATAACCCGAAGCGAATCAGGAATACCAATACAAGAACAGAGATTAGATAAGAAACAGCGTACAAGGGTCGGACCACGCTCCAGTGATTCCAGTGGTCGATAGCTTGCATAGTATTACATATAAAATCACTAGCAAGTATTCCAGATAATCCTATTGCTATATTTTTATATAGTTTTTCCATTTTCTGGAAAAATACGAATAATGTGATTCCTATACATAGCCCATCTATAAACCTTGCCATACGTAATAAAGGTTCTGTAAAAGATAATTGAACGTTAGCGGCAAATCCAAACATTATTGTTAGTAAAGTAAGAAAAGAATAAAAAGATATATTTTTATTTTCTTTAATTGTAGCTAGTTGTACGGCTAGCATAGCAGATATAAAATATTTTATATAATCTAATAACCATATAGATTGTGAATATATAACAGGATATTTAAAAAATATTAACAATGTTATAAATTCATACGCTAATCCATATAATATAAATATACGCAGGAAAGCTAATCTTCTGATAGGTTTACATATATAGAATAAGAAAACTTTTGTAATTATAACTGCAAGCCATAAACAATACTCATACCAAGGAATATACATTGAAACGTTTAGCCTTTTCTCTTATTTTTTTAACTATATTAACTTTCGGTACTATTAAAACAACTACTATTTCTCCAGATGGAGCACCTAGACCAGGTTGTCTTCCCGGCGATAGCGGACCTTGCCCTCCATCTAAATAATTATATCATATGAGCGTTCCTACAATACTAGCACAAGCCGGAAGCGCGCCGACAAGGACACCAAAGTACACTCCGATAACAACGTTATCGTGGTTCTCTGGGCTTGTTACTCAACGTTCTCCATTTAGTCCGTATAGTTCTAGATCGGAGTACCGCTATCTTGGCGGGCGTCCTGACATGCTCATTGATGGACTTAACGTTGAGTTAAGTAATATAGGAACGTTACAAAGAAGACCGGGAACTTCTGTATTTTCTACTGCGAATCTTGGAAGTTCCCCAATTACCTTTTATTCTTTTCATCCGCCTTCCAATGCCATCAATCCGATAACCATTATAGCAGATACCGCAACAAATGTCTATACCCTTAGTCCGACTGCTAAAACTTCTATATTGACTAAAGCAAATGGTTCTGGACAAAGCTATTTTCAAGGAGTTGGTACAACTCTTTATATAGGCGATGGAGCAGATTTACAGGCGTGGAATGGAACGGGTACCACGAGAAATTGGGGGATTGCTATGAGCAATGTCTCTAGTTCTGTTGGACCTAATGGCTGCGGTACCGGGTCAGATGTTAATGTTCCTGGAACAATATGGGCTAATCCTGGAAATATAACTGCTAATGACGGTAGTTTTGCTACTATAACACTAACTCCACCTAATCCCGGAACTTTTACTGCTGGCCCTAATGCACCTAGTAACGCTATTACTACAGGTGCAGGAGCTATATGGTTAAATCCCGCAAATATAGAATCTTTAGACGGTTCTGCCGCATCTACAACAGTTCCAGGATTTAACGATTCTCAATTTTTACAGGGATCAGCGTATAACTTTGGAATACCTAATAATGCTACTATTAACGGAATTATTGTTTCTATATTTTATATAGGTGTAGGAGCTATATCTTTAGCATATGGGAGTATTGCAGATTTATGGGGAACTTCGTGGGTTCCTGCAGACATAAACAACAGTGGGTTTGGTGTGCAGCTTCAAGTTCAAGGAAATGGAGTTGGAGGAGCAACTGATACGGTAGTTCAACTTCTAAAAGCTGGCGTTGCAGTCGGTAATAATAACGCTTTTGGTACAAATGTAACTGCTTTAGTAGATTTTATAAGTATAACAATAAATTATACTGTTCCAGTAGGAAACACTTCTTTTACCGATTTACTTGAAGGAACTAATTTTGGATTTGCACTATCTTCTGCTAACACTATAAGTGGAATATTAGTAGAAATAAAAGGAGTAGGAAATTCCCAACCAGTAGGAACTTCTCTAACAGTTTCAATATTAAAAAATGGTTCTCAATCCGGAGTAGCTAAAACTGGCATACAGTTACTCGGATCAAATAATTTTATATCCCTTGGAGGAAGTTCTGACTTATGGGGTACTACGTTTTCTCCTGGGGATATAAATAGCGCCAGTTTTGGAGTATCTATTCAAGGATTAAATTCTGGCTCATCGAACGGAATTTGGTCTGTAGATTTTGTCAGAATAACTATATTCGGCACAGGCGGCCCTGTTATCGCAGTAAGCGGAGCAGCCGGATCATTTAGCGCCACTGTCGGATATGCGTATGTTTTTGCATATGGAAATTCTAATAGTGCCCATGTATCTAATCCTACACCACCATCAGCTAGTACTGGTGTGTTTACTAACAAATTAAACGTATCGGTTACGCTGACAGCTAGCACTGATCCTCAAGTTAACCAGATTAGAGTATTTAGAACTAAAGATGGTGGAAGTACGTTTTTTGAGTTACCGACATCTCCATATCCTAACACTAGTACAAATATTACAGATGCATCACCTGATTCATCTTTGAATCTGTTTAATTTCTTTTTATCTTCTCCTACTTTTACAAATAATCCTCCTCCAGCAGGATTAATAAATTTAACATATCACTTAAACAGAGTATGGGGTTCAGTAGGAAATATACTGTATTATTCTGGAGGGCCGGATACAAATCTTGGAAATGGTGCGGAGGCATTTCCTCCTAGTAATGTTTTTGTACTACCTTCAGCTATTAAGAAATTAGTTCCTATATCAAACTCATTATTAGTGTTTACTACAGATGATGTTTGGGCTATAGTTGGAACTACCACTGCTACTTTTTACGATATGATGTATCAAGAAGGTATAGGTATATTATCTTGGAATGCACTGGATGTTCAGGGTAGTAATATGTTTATGTATACTTCAGATAAACAGTTTATTGCTGCGAATTCGTCTGGGGCGCAAGAGATAGGATTTGCTATTGGAGATACATTACAGGCAACTTTTAACCCTGCTAATGTGTATGTTGCATCTTTAATAGCCGGAACAACTGATAAAGCCGTATTTATAGCAGATGGAACTTCCAATTGGTATAGATGTAATTGGAATCAACCTCCAGAGGGTGGTCCAGCATGGAGTCCTAAAGCATTTATAGTTGGTGGCGCAACTGCTGTAGTTTCAGTAGAAACTTCTCCAGGTGTTCATAACTTACTTATAGGACAATCTGACGGAACAGTGTTAATGAGAGATTTAACAGTATTTGCGGATAACGGAGTTTCGTATTCTGCTTTTGCCTCTATCGGTAGTATAGTATTAGCACAACCGGGTCAGATTGCAGAAGTTTCTAGTATAAACGTTGAACTTCAAAAAGTTGGAAGCATTCCAAATATCGGTGTTTTATTAGAAGAAATAAGCGGGACTTTTGAAAACTTAGTTAATTCGGTAGATAGCCCTGCAAGGCTCAAACCAAGTTCTACTGTATACTCTAAGCGTTTTGATTTATCACAAGGAAATAATCCGCAGCTTTGTAGACATTTACAAGTTAAAATTTCTTGGGCAAGCGAAGCTTTTAAAAATGAGTTATTAACTCTTTCTATATTTGGAAAGCTTAGATACGAGGAATAATGCCTAATATAGGGGAACGAAACATAACGCCAGATATAGAAAATTCATATCCAGAAGTTCCTCTTTATAAAGGTAACAGAAATGAAACTTCTGGATATTATGCAGACAACGTTCTATCTATTCCAGGAAGTATAGCTCCTCAAAGGGGACTTCCACCCGCTGAGTTTACTTCAGATGCGGATACTAGATTATTTTTTCCATATTCTGCGTATACTCGAAATAGAGAAACATTAAATGTAAACACGTATATTCGAAATTTAGCTCTTCAAGCTTTAGAAAAAGCTTTTGGGCAACCTATAATATAAAGGAAAATAATGAGTAATCCTGTATTTGTTCGCGCTGCGAGAAACACGGAAGGCAGTAAGTTTTTTAATTGGTCGGTAAACGTTCCTGGCTTTGATCCAGAAATAGCTTATCAACCTGGAGTGTTTACACTAGCTAGCTATAATAAGAAACATGTAATTTCGTTTATGCCTGTTCAGAGGCCATATATGTTAGAAACTATAGCTAAAAATCCAGAAGCTACCGATGCGGAAGCAGCTATAGCTTTTAAAGAATTTATTCAATTTTTAGTATCACAGGCGCATATTCAAGGTGTGTCAGAAATATATTTTTTAGGAACAGATGATTCAGTTAATAATATAGCTGAAGCTACTATTTTCGAACCGCTACCTTACACGGTATATAAGGCTAAAATACGTGATCTGGAGCCTGAACAGGAGCAATAAGTGAGAATTGCAACTCGTATAGTATGGGATTCTAATTTAGATATAGTATCTAAGAATACTAGATTGTATTATGGCCCTGTTCAATTAGCTAAAGGCGGTCCAACCGCAGATCAAACATCGGCCTTAGAAAGCATGAAAGCGTTACAATCGACGTTAACTGCTAACTATGATACTGCTTTCACAAATCAATCTGCTATACTTGGTTCTATACATAATGCGTTAGACCCTATAGTTCAAGCCGGTATAAATCAGTTTGGGTTTTCTAAAGCAGAAGAAACTGCACTACGAACACAAGCGTCAGAAGGAACTGCTCAAACGTATGCTCAAGCTAAGAAAGCCTTATCTGAACAATTAGCAGCTCGTGGCGGTGGAAATACTTTATTGCCTTCTGGAGCAGAAGAAAGTATACAAGCTGATTTAGCAGGTAGAGCTGCGGAATCTGAATCTGGAAAACAGTTAGGCGTTACTGAGGCCGGATATGAACAGGGTAGACAGAACTTCCTAGCAGCGACAAGTGGCGATCTATCTACTGCCCAAGCTTATAATCCGCTAGGATATGCTAGTGCTGCTACTCAAGCTTCTAAAGGAACTTTTGATATAGCTACATCTCTTTATAATCAGAAGAGGGCTGCTAGTCCTTGGGGAACTATTGGCGGATTAGTTGGAGGAGCCGCAGGAGCATTCTTAGGCGGTCCTGGCGGTGCTGCATTAGGTGGTAAATTCGGAAGTTGGTTAGGCGGTAGTAGTAATAATAATGGAGGTACCCCTCCGTTTGTTGGCGGCGGTGGTGGAGGCGATCCTCTAGCTGCTGATGATAGTCAGGTATAAAAGGATAAATATGTCAGTAAATCGCATAGAGTCAATAGTAGATAGCATAGCAAGAATCAACAATACCCACTCGCCTGACAGCGAGGCTTATCAGTTACGAAATCCTTTAAAGTTAAAGTCATTTGCCAAGCCTGGAAGACATTTAACTAATAGCGATGGAGTTCGTGTATTTGGTTCTATGCTCGCAGGATTAAAAGCAGCCTGTTTTGATTGTGAATTAAAACTTAAAGGATTATCTCGCGCCGGATTAAAGCCAACAGATAATCTGGAGAATCTATTAAGAGTGTATGGATTTAGTGAAAAAGCTGCTATAGATAACTGTGTAAGTTTTATTAAAAGAGCATTAAAAGATGACACTATAACTTCTAAAACTCTTCTTTCCTTTTTTCTGGAAGGTACATCTCCAACTTATCAATTGGAATCTTAATCTCTTTATCTAATATTTTTATCCAAGCATATTTATCATTGGCTCTTAAAAACTTCCCAAATCTCATTCCTTCGTCATAATATTGTATAATAGTAGAAGAGTTAAACTCTTCTCCTGTTTCTACTTTCCAATACGTCTTTTCAGTTTTCATTTTAACCTCTTAGGAATAATATGGATCAAAATAATCAAAATCCTCTTGGCGGCTCTCAGGAGCCTTCGACACCACCGAATATAGGTTCAGACCCAAACGGTCTTCAAAAGCTTCCTATAAGCCAGCCAAACACGAATGCGCCTGTTTCTGGGGCACCAGCCGGACCCCCTCCCGAAGCAATGGCCGATTTAGGCCACCACTACGGATTAGGTAAAATAGTCCAAAGTCTTTTTGGGAATGAACGTTCGTATACAGTTGATCCAGCTACCGGAAAAACAGTAGAACAAGATGTTCCCACTAAACCAGGACAAATATGGCGTAATATTATATCAGGTGTCATACTTGGTGGTGCCGCTGCTCAAAAGTCTGGCGCTAAGGATTTCTTAGGCGGAGCTGTACAAGGCGGCGCGGCTGAGATACAAAATAAGCAAAATCAAGATAAAGCTAAACAAGATGCCGCTAGAGCTGATTTTAAACAGAATCTAGAAGCTAGACGTGCAAATACAGAAGAAAAACACGCCACTACTCAAATAGATTTAATGCGAGCACAGATAGCTATGCATAATGCTCAAACTCTTCGTGAGATTAAAAATTCTCAGTTTGAAGATTATACTCATCATGAACAGATGGCGGCAAACGGAAAAGCACAGTTTTCAGCTTTAGAAGCCGCTGGAGTTCCTTATACTTTTAGAGATGTGCCAGAAACCGAAGTAAATGATATACTAAAAAGTAATCCAGATGCAACTCATCTTTTATGGCAGCCTACTGGAACTAAAATAGTATTAGATAAAGATGGAAATCCGCAACATATAAATACTTTATCCGCTATGAAGGTTGATCCTAATACGCAAGTTAATGTTACAGATGCTAATGTTAAGGCATGGAAAGCTGTTGGATTAGATAAAGTTTACGGTAGCGATTTATGGAATCATCTCACTAAAGATAAACAATTAGATGTTCAACACTATTTAACTTTCACTCAGCAAGAAAAGAAAATGAGAGAAGATAAGTACGAGAAAGATAAGAAAGATTTAGATACTCAGAAAGAGCAATCCGCTATAGATTTTAGTAAAGCACAAATCTCTCATCTTAAAGCTGAAACTTCTAAAATATATACCGAAGCTAAAGATAAGAAAGACGCCGAAGAAGCCTGGAGATTGTTTACAACGGCCAGTGGCGATGTAAGTAAAATGACTCCGGATCAAATAAAGAAATTGAAACCTATAACTGATACTCTTATAAAAGCTGCTGACGAACAAAGAAAAGAGTTTGGAGATCAGTTAAAGAGTGATCCTAACTATGGAAATACAGATCAAGGTAAAGATCAGTATAAAACGCTTGAAATGTATCATAATGCACTAAATAAGATATTAGGATTACAAGCTAAATTACCGGCTTCTACTACAACTGGAGGAGTATCTAGAGCGGGAGTTCAGATGGATTCCACTACTGCTAATGTTTATGACAATAATGCTAAATCCGGTGGTCAGCCTTTATCTTGGGATAATATTAATAAAATACCTTTACTAACTACTAACTCTCAAAGAGTTGCGCTAGCAAAAGCAATGAAAACAGTCATTCCATTTACTGCTGTACAATCTATGGCAACTGAAATAGGTAAATCTCCAGAAGAAGTTATAAAGAAATTAAAAGACCAAGGAGTTAATGTTGAAGAAGAATCTCAACCTGCAAATTCCTTCTCACAGAAATAAGAATTGAGGATTAAACAGTGCCGCAAACGGACAATTTTGGATTCCTAGATTCAGCTCAAAAGACATCTACTCAAGAGCAGGGAGGGCTATCGTTTCTAGATAGCAAACCTGCTCAAGAGCAAACCTTTGATAAGCCATCTACGCCAACGCAAACAATTCCGGAAAATGGAAATTTAGGGATTTCAGGATTAGATAAATCCGCTCCTGCATCTACATCCGCAGGAGATTTTGGTTTTTTAGATAAACCATCTGACCAATCTCTGAACGAACTAGAACCTCAAAAAGTAGTTCAAACAAATAAAGAAGCTGTTGATGCTAACGCTCCGTGGTATAAAAAAGCATGGAACGCCGTTAACGAACCACTATTTGATGAAACAACTGCTAAGAACTGGTTTGGTGCGGATGTTCATAGTTGGGGTGGATTAGGTCAAGGTTTCTTTAGTTTACTTTCTGGGCTAACATCTCCGCTACAACTAGCTCTTACAATAGGTACTTTCGGATCAGGGGCACTTCTTGATGCCGGTGGCGTAGCTGCGCTCAAAGCTGCTGGATGGGCTGCTAAAGATATAGATGCTGTTGTAGAAGGTTCTGGATTGGCCTCTAAACTAATACATGCAGGACACGATTCTGATTTAGTTTGGCAGGGGTTAGCCTCTAAAGGTTTCGATGTTCAAAAAATATCAGAAGGATTAGACGTAATTAAAAATGCTGGATTAACCCCAGAGAGTCTAACATCTACAGGAGTTATAAGAAGAGCAGGATCGTCTGTGTTACGACAAATAGGCGTAGATACCGCTATGGCAGAGAATGTGGCTACATGGACTCAATCTGCTATTGATGCAGGATTTACTGTTCAAAATGCGTATGCCGCTGCTATAATTTCTCCAAGAGTATTTGACGCTATTAAAGAAGGTGATTACGAAACGGCTAAAAAGCTTGCAGTAGAAGCTGCGGGCACAGGTTTGTTTGCTGGGTTAGGAGCGCATCAGGCATATACACACGCTGGCGAGTTGATGCCTGATGCTGCTGCTAAACTAGGACTTCGTGTAAAACCTTCAGACGAAAATATTAAACTAATCAAAGAGTTTGAAAAGCATGACAGAGATAATATAATTACGTCTGAAACCCATAAACAATGGGAAAAGGATATGCGTAGTCGTCACAAAGAGTTGTCAGACGATGATATGCAGCGTGCCAGATTTTACTATGAATCTGGATCGGATAAGAATAGTTTAGCTAGATGGCATGATGCAGTAGCCGAGTCTGCTGGGCGAGACGAAAGAAAATACGTAGAAAAAGAACGTCCTAAATTAGAAATGTCCGTTCATCCCGATGCAAAGGGTGATTATCTATTTAGATTTACACATAATGGTGAAGATGCCGGTGAGTTTGCATTGACATCTGCATATGATGTAAAACCTGGACATATGGAAGCTAGCTGGATAAATGTTCCCGAAGATATGCGTCAAAAGGGAATAGGCACAGAAATGCACCGTCAGGCTATAGACTTCTTAAAATCTAAAGGAAAGACAGGGCTAGTCACGGATGTATTAACATTTCCAGAAGCTAATAAAATCTGGGATAGTCTTAGTAGAGAATATAAAGTTACTAAGGATACGGCTTTAGGTGATAGAAGAAAAATAGATTTTAGTGATAAAAAAATTGAAGATTCTTTTAGAGAAGCAATAGACAAACAAGAGTTAAAAAACAAACCTAAAGCTTATGTCGATAAACTTCTTAATCAACTTGATCCAGATAAGTTAGAAGACAAACATGTTGATTTTGCAAAAGAAGTATCAGATCATTTTAATAAAACTTTAGAGCAAGCTAGAGAAGCAGGTGTTTTAACTGAAGGCGCTAATAATTATATTACTCGTATATTTAAGAATCCTGAAAATGATACCGTTAGAAAATTTAGACCGGCATCTCAATCGAGTAGCTTTTCTACATACACCCCGTTTTCTAGAAAGCGTGTATTTGATACTACTTTAGAAGGTATATTAAACGGACATGAATTAGCAGATTTTGATCCAATAGCATTAGCGGCTCATAACGGAAACGAATTCGGACGAATTATAAATGCCCGCAATACACTAGAGAATTTGCGGAGTAAGAGTGTTCGTGCGTCTGACGGAAGACCTATGGTTGCACTATCTGGCACTGGACATGCTATGATAGATGAAGATGGTAATAGAATAGGTACTGCTGTTCAACCAGGACGTGCTCAAAGTCTTCGTATTGCGGATAAAGTTGTAGAGGGATTAAAAAACAATATAATTAAGGTAGCAGAATATAGCCCAGAAGAAAAAATTAAAATTCCATTTACCGGAGAAATAGATAAATTTAATAATCCTGACCACATAAAACTTTTTGAAGATTGGAAAAATAGCAAAGACCCTTTATGGAAATCAGGTTACTCTTCTGACAACTATATACGAGAAAGACTTGCAACTGAAGAAGTTAAACCAGGAAAACTTATAAAGTCGGAAGTCACTGAGCTTGATAAACTTTTCAAAGAAGGAAGAATTGTAAAATTCGGAGAGGATTCTAAAACTGGTAAACAGTTATACGCTTGGACTACCTATGATTATAGAGATGTAAATAATTCATCTTTTAAAGGATGGGCTAGCAGAGTTCAAGATTCTGAAGGTAATCCTATTTATATAGAATCTGACTTAAAAGCACATCCAGAAGCACATGAATATTTAAATCGTAGATTTGGTAATCAAGAATCACTAGTTTCTAAGGTTCCAGGAGTAAAATCTTTACTTAAAGCCGGACAAGAAGCTAAAGGTATTTTACTGTTTGGATCGCCTTTCCATATTATACAGGAAGGGCTTAGAGCAGTAATGACGGGCATAAGTCCCTTTGGACATACTGAGTTTGATGCCAATAATCCTATGCATAGATTAGCGGCGAGTAAAGGCGTATGGGAAGGCAAAGAATATAAAGGAGCAACGGCATTTCAAGAGGGATTAGCAGGACATAGTAAACTTATATCTAAAATACCCGGCCTTGCTCAAATCCAAGATTGGCAACAAAGATTTTTATTTGACAGATATATTCCTAGTTTAAAACTTCGTGCATTCGAAAATCTATATAACCGATATCAAAAAGCATATCCCGACTGGGCAGCAGATAAAGCAGCTAATGTTGCCGCTGCTGATACAGCTAATAGGTTTGGCGGTATTCCGTATAAGCGTATGGGACGTGCTGCCGGAACTATGGATGCTACTAGACTTATAGCGTTAGCTCCAGATTGGCTTGAATCTGAAATTAGATTTATGGGAAGTCTTTTTGGTGAAGGTGGAAAGATAACTCGTAGAGATACCGCTAAAATGGCGTTAGCTTTGTGGGGTGCAGCCAGAGTTCTCAATGCGCTAGTCGATAACGGCAATATGCATAACGAAGCCCCATTTGGAGTTGCTCATAAAGACGAAGACGGTAGAACCAAAATCTATAGCGTAAGAACTATGCCTACAGACATGCTTCATGCAGTTAGTGATCCTGCAGGATTTGTACGTGGTCGTGTTGCTCCATTAGTTCGAACTGGTATACAGACATATACTGGTAGGGATGAATTTGGAAGAAAACTTCCGGAAAATGGACTATGGATTAATGCTTTAAAGAATATAGCTCCTATAGGACTTCAATCTGCCGCCAAGAAGATAACAGGAGAAGACCCTGGAATTACTGGAGTTGATTCTGCTATTAAAGCAGTTGGCGGAACCGTATTTCCGTATAGAACGGAAGCACAAAAGTTGGCGGCTAAAATTGCAGCCGATCATAGTGAACAAGGAGCAGTTGACCAAGATAAACTTCGTAGACATCAAGCCGTATTACGGTTAGAAGATCAAATTCGTAACGGACAAGCTCCTGTATCTACTCTTCATCAGTTAATTGATGAAGGTCAATTACATTCTAACGAAGCAAGAACTATAGAGAAGAATGTAAAAGAAACTACAGGCATGGACCCTGATTTAGCTCGTCTATACTCTCACGCTAGTCGTGCGCCTATGTCTGATATGATTAAAATATGGGAAGCAAGTACTAATCATGAGAAAGCTTTATTGGCCCCTCTTTTACTGAAGAAGAAACAGGCGTATATTAAAAAAGCTATTAAAGATATGTCTCCGCAGGAGCGAACTTCCGATTCAACGTATCAATGGATTAGAAGTATGTTTCCTCAAGACTCACCTTTTGGCGGAAGTAATATAAATAATATTATTCCTGGAGGTACTAACTCAACACCAAATAAAACTAAACCTAGTTTATACGGATCGCAGAAAAGTACTTCAAGCGATGATGAACCGCCTCCACCAGTAATAGGAGGAAAAACTATTGATAGCATTGATAAAGCTTTTGATCTGTTTAAAGGAAGAAAGCTTAACGCAGATGAGTTAGCTAAAGCTGCTCCTATATTTGAAAAACTTTTAGATTTAGGTCAGGTTAAAATTCATGAACTTCCACAACAGTTAATAGATTATCTATCAGAAGGAAAAGGAAATTACGCATTTCAAAATGAAGAGCGTAAAAATGATATAGCTATTACATCAAATAAGAAGTATTTGTCTACTGCTCCTATATCGAAAGAAGCAATTGTAGGACACGAGATTACTCACGTTTATCAATCTCAAGGTGGGGAAAGCTCTATGCAGTTCGCTAATAAATTTGGTGAAGATAGATATGGAATACCAAATGCGAAAAATATGACTGCATTGTACAATAACGGAATAAAATTTAAAGATTTTACTCCAGAGCAACAAGGCTCTATAGTCGGAACATATATACACTTAATAAACTCTTTAGACGGTAAAGATAAATCTAAAGACGAAGATAAGAAATCATATATACATGCACTGCAACCATATATAGATGATCTACGGTTATCTCAGAGTTATAAACCATCTATGCAGTTAGAATCAGCAGTAAAAGATGCTAAAGATGTAATTGAAGATGTACGAAGAGGAGTTTTCAAAAAGCTAGGTATATTCTAAAATTCCGGAAAACGGAAAAGCCCTGTCTCACGGCAGGGCTTTTTTGTTTTACATTAGACTTTGAAAACTTATATTTCTTGTATCTAATATTAGTTGTGCTAATAAAGCTTCTTTTAACCACTCATAATCATATTTAGAATCTTTTATATCTTTAAATTTACTTATAATATTCAACAGTTCGCTATCTGATAGTCTTTGTTTATCCATTTATTATTTTACCACAATCTAGTAAATTTTCAATTACTTTAGATACTTCTCTATAGCTAATTGAATATCCTTTATTTTTTAATTCCTCTAAAACATGAGGGTTTGAAAGAAAAGCTAATATATACGGTAAATTTTCACTAGTACGTTTATATACTTCACTATCCATTATTAACCTCAGTAAACTCTATATAATAATACTTTCCCGGTATAAAGAAAGATTCAGCGGGAGGATTGTTTACGTACATTTCTATAGTACCGCTAGGAGTTGCAGTTGCGTACCTTGCATCTTCCGGAATAGTGGTATCGTACTCTGCTTTTAATATAACTTTAGTTCCCGGCCAAGCATATTTAGTTGTTTCCTGAACTTTAAATTTACCTCGTACTTTATTCATTTTTAATCCTTTTAATATATTATTTACAACTATATATGTTTCTTCTTTAGTGGGAAACGATTGTTCTCCAGGACCAAGTCGTATATTATCCATTTAAAGGTTTTCTCCATTGTAAATTTAACATAGTTCTAGGTGTATATACAAAGCTATATAAAAAATACGCGCCGCTATCTTTTCCGGAACGTTCTATTAGTAACGGATATCCATTAGGCGCTTTCCACTCTAACGGTTGTTCCGCTAGACCGTTAGAGTGGGCAACTACATTTCCATAATCATCTTTTATTGTTATCTCAACTATCATACTTAGCCTTTAGTTTAGCTAATTGTTCTCGTTCAGACTTCCTTGGTTGTTTTTCTACCTCTATTGCTTTTGTTTTATCTAACATTATATTTCACATTGTCCAGAGCCGCAAGCTGGAGTGCGCGCCCCTTCGGTGTTATCTTCTTTTTCATATTTACTTAATTGTGTATAATCAATTTTAGGAAAAGATTTAATTAGTTCTTCGTATTTTTCTTTTGTTATTTTTTCATACGGTGATTGCTCGTATATATGATCCGATAACGGTAGGAAAGATACACCGTTAACTATTTCCCAATTCTTATATACCCAATCACCTACGGTAAGCCATTCATCGGGGCGAACATATACCGTTATAGAAGCGTTATGCTCACACCAAAATTTTTGTATCTTTTTATACCATTCTAACTGATCTAGTGCAGACATATCTTCGGTAGTTATAGCATTTTCTGGAGACTGTATTGGAAATGAAACTACCCACGTATTAACTTTATCTTCACTCCAACCTTTATTATCGAATATTGAGCATACAGATTTAGCTTCTTTTAATCCTTCAAGTTCTATATCAAACGTTTCAAAGAGTTTTAGTGCTTTAGAATAATCTTTCTTTCTTTGCCCGTTCTCAGGGTTAATAGGAACACCTTGGTCTTTTATCATTTTACATAACGGATCGGTAGAGCTAATCCTATATCTACGTATATAGTATTTAGAGAATCTAGGATGTAATCCAGACGCTGAATCTACTAACTGACTAACTGTGCCAGAAGGTTTAACACAGGTAGCGGCTGCAGGCATTGGTATTCCCATTATATCAGACGCTTTCTTAGCTATCTTTAAGGTTTTAGCTTTATACGCCGATATAGCCTCTTCGCTAAATAATTTTGGATTATCTAGTTGTCCGGTTATAGATACGCCTAATAGTCTTTCTTCTTCGCAGTTCTTTCTCCATTGTGAGTTAAGATATGGAAAGTTTGTAAAACATGTTTGTATTACTCCCATCCATGTAGCAGTTTCTATTTTTTCTAATATACTTTCTATATTATCTTCTGTTCTAGTAACTACTTCTGAAAGATTACAAAACTCTTCGGAACGAAGCATTATCTCCATACAAGGATTTGCACCTTTTATCAGAGAAGAGTTTCTTCTTTTAGAAGACATAGTTTTAGCAGATTCTAGATTACAGATACCCCTTTCTCCTGATTTAGAAGCTATTAAATTTGACCACTCTCTCATAAAAGTAATAATATCTGGTTTGGTATAATATACTCCAGAATTATTAGCCATATATCTTCTAACTGGAAAGTTACCAGATTTAGCCAACTGCATATCTTTATCATCTAAATCAGACAAAGATATTTCACTGCTTCTTCTTACTCCGCCAACTACAACTATTTGAGCTTCCTCGCAAAGAATATCATGACATTCTAAACTAGTTAGTTTTCTACCTCGCGCATTATAAAATACACTTCGTATAAAAGAATGGAGTTGCGCTAGTGGGCCAGGACCAGACGCCCTTCCTCCCATAGTTTTTAATCTAGTTCCTGCTAATCTTACTTTATTATATCGTATATCTATATCAATACCTGCGTATAGAGAGTGCATAAGTATTTTTATAGAATCCGCCCATCCAAATTTAGAATCTTCTACTTCGTGTACTTGCCCATTAGGAATGATAAAGTTTGGTACTTCAGGAAGTTGAGATATATACCTATTCTCAACAGAAAATCCAAATCCAGAACCGCACATAAGGATATATAATGCTTCTGCAAATGTCTCTACTTTATCTATGGCGGCAAAACTACAATTATATATAGTAGTATTGTCTTGCTCTGCAGGAGGACCAGCCGCCCACAAGAATCTCATGGACGGCATAACATTAAAAGATAAAACATTTTCTGCTATCTTTGTTAATACTTTGGCCGGTATTTTATCTCCAAGTTTTAGTTTAATATAATCTAAATATCTCTTGACTGTTTCCGGCCAGTTTTCTCTGCGCCCTAGTTCTTCTATCCATCGTGAATACGTTCTATAATATATAAATTCTGCTGCCGGATTCTTAAACTCCATTAACGATTATCTCCACTACCTTGTATTACACCACGTTCTAATCTACTGGTTAGCTTTGCTATGTTAGCAATCGCTACCTCTTCTAAGCTACCACCAAGTTCAGTAATAAATTGAGATAAATACCATAGGCAGTCTCCAGATTCTGCTAGAAGCTTTTGTCTAACTTCATCTGTTAAAATACCTTCGCTATCTCTTAAAATCTTCTTTACTTTATTAGCTATCTCCCCCGATTCTCCAGTTAATCCAAGCGTAGTGTACACTAATCCGCCTACAGATTGTCGTCCGGTATATACCGCAGTTTTAGCTGTACTTTGTTGGTATTCCTTAAAATTCATTATTCTCCTTATCTAGTTCTAAATTTAATATAGCTTTTATACACATCGCGGCTACCTGTACTAATTCTTTCTTCAGTGCAGAAGTATTAGGATATCTCATTTTTACAAAATCCCATACTTCATCTAACTCTTCTAGTATTACTGCATACGCTTCATGAAGACTATTAAAATCTTTATGAAGCTTATTTGCTCTAGCTAATTCTTCGACTATCTCGGCTAAAATGTTTTCTACTTCACCTTTAAGTATATCAGACATATTATCCAAACCATATATTAGTTATAGTATTTCTTTTAGTTAAAAGAATATCTTTTACTTCTTCTATGGTAGAACAGACAGTAACCCCACTAAGAAAATGGAAAACATTTTCTCTAGGACCGCACACTATAGCTCTTTTTCCTGATGCCAATGCTATTCCTGTTTCTACATGTCTTCCTCCTCTACGAGTAGGAGTATCTGTGTCTACAGTAAATATAACAAAATCATCAGCACGTAATATATCTTCTACATCTTGACGGGCAACCATTTTACAAAAATCTTCTGGAGTATCTTTCATACTTCCATTAGGGTCACCTGTTTCAGTAAGCCACGTAGAAGTAACTTCTATTCCAAAACTTCTTAGATAAGTAGCGGCTTCTCTGGTTTCGTGCATCTTCGAAAACTGGTTAGCTAAATATACACTCACTTTATTTCTTCTCCTATAAAGGTTGATAGACTCTTATATTCTGCTGGTGACAAAGGTTCTGCTATTTTATCTTTTTCATTAAACTGATCTGGCATATCATTAAACTCTTTTGGCCTGTGTCCGAGTTTAATTAATGCCGCTGTAAATATGTACCCAATCATATTCCAGATTACTTGTGTAGCATGAGGTTCATCTCGTAATCCAGCTTTAAGTTTGGCTAAATGATTCTCTGCACTTTTAATATACTGACTTAGTGGCATTCCTTTTTCCCAATTGCGATCACCAGTTTTTATCATTGTTAGGGCCGGACAACCATCTAAGTGCTGATTCTGCCCATTTCCTACCCCGCTTCTCCATAAATCCGATCCCAATATTGCATCCGTGGCAAAGTCCTCCCCTAACCTCATCCGTCGAATGGCAATGATCGACGTATCGTTCTTCGATTGCGGTTCCACACAGGCCGC